GCACCATACTCACCCGCTTCTATATAGTATCCCATTATGGAGCCTTCATTTCTTTACCTACTTGGGCCATCAGAGAACGGATATACCTTTCTACCAAGTCTTTTGCAGCAGGCCAGAGATTAGTTATGTCACCATTCTCCTCCATCTTGATTAAAACTAAGACAGGATTAGCGTCCTCTTTGATTGTTACCTCAAAAGATACACTGTTCTCCCACTTGAAAATTACCTCTATTTCTTTCTGTGCCATTCTACCCCCTTCTCCTACCCCTATTATAGAATTGGTTTCCGATTTTAGGATGTTCCCGCCCCCAATAACTAGAATCACGCTGTAGTTTTGGGTCATTCCATTCAGGCGTGTCGTTCACTACCTGTCTCTCATTTAAAATAGTGCCATCGCTGCCTACCACCCTGAAGGTTTCAGCCATCCTAATCCCTACCATAGAATGTTCTGGTGGTCTTATATATCTACTCAACTCTCCGCACTTAGGACAATGACAGTGGTCCTGTATATATGGCAGTGCGAACTCATGGCCTCTATCACATAGATGCTTGTATGAAGGCATACTACCTCACCTTCTTACCCAGCAGAACTCTAATAGCTTCAGCGTTCAGTATCTCCCCACCTTTATGGTAGTTAATCCCTTCCCCTAGACACACAGAGATAAGTTCAACAATATTCATACTATTATATTCCCTCTTGTAAACCATTGTTCTCTCCTTTTCGCTTTGTATAAAGGGGAAGGGATAGCCAATGACCACCCCTCCCCCTATGCGCTACGGTCTTAGCATGAGATACATCATGACACGCTCTTCATCCTGTCCTGATGCAGATTCCATAATGGTACTAGCCATAGAAAGACCAGCAACCTGCCAAGTAGAACCATCAGCAGGAGCAGGAGCACCTGAGTGCTGAGGACTGGTAGAACCATCACCTGAAATCTTATACATAACCTCACCTGTGTCCGCACCAGCAAACTCTACGAAAGCCCAAGGGATACCCATCGGCCCCCAAGTCTGTACCCAACACCAGTCATTCTGGTCTACAGCATTAGGCACGACAGCTCCCATAGCTGGAGCATATTGATTAACCTCACTGTGGGTCTTGTAGATAAGGTGCTTCCAGGGGTTAGGCATTATTGTAGTAGCCATAGTGCTTTTAGAAGTAACTACTGACTGGTCAAGCTCCAACACACTTACATCTGAATAGGAGCTCAGGTCAACAGTTATGAAAGACTCGGAAGATGTATTCCAAATCCGTTGGGCTGACGAGCCGGCAGAAGCATAGTCATGTTTAGTGATGTAGCGATAGAAAGGTCTATTGTTATCTCCTGTATCCTTTCCATTTACCCAACCACCTGAGTAGTAGTCATCTGCCTGTGCCTCGCTAGTAGTAGTCTGGAAGACGATTGATAACTCATCAGCAGTATGCCTGACCATTAAGCCATTAGCATAATCCTGTTGGAAAACATGAGCAAACAGGAATCTACCCTGCGTCACGGTAAGAGCAGTGCTGTTTGGTGCTTGTAGGGCAGCAACCCATTCAGTACCAGAAATCTGCCCGATGAACTGGGAATAGTAGAATGCCCTCTCACCATCCACATACTTAGTTCCAGCAGGATACTGCTGGGTTGCACCATCAGCCCTATAGACGTTGGGTAATTTTAAATTTCCCCAACCGAGCTCACCTTGAAACCAAGCGGGCATAAATAGGGTCTTCCCATCTACTCTCCTCAAGTCGTGGTTTATGTTTACAGCCATTTTATCTTCTCCTTAATTTATTGGGTGTTTTGTTTAGGCACACCCGTTAGAAGCCTTTTATTACTGATTAAAGGTTCAGCTTCAGCCTATAATTGTGCCGTCCTCATCAATACTGTGGATACGGCCTAGTGCTCTTGTACTACCTAGAGCCAGAGTAACATAGGCTGTTAGCCTAATACCCCCAGCATCGTAGTCTTCCAGGGCTTCTATCTCTTTCATCTTGAAAAAGTCCCCGCCCCCTGTAGCTCCACCAACGACCAATGAAAGCCCACCATCCGCTATCTGACCGAATCGGATAGCATAAATACTAGACATACCACTGTCGTTACCAGAATCCTTCCCACCTGTGTTGTCGTTCTCCTGAAGTAGATAGTCGGAGATGACAATGGGAATCCCGTCAAAGAAGTCTACCATCTTTCCGAACTGGTCGGGGGTGTGAGTGATATGAGCCATTGGGTTTGCAGCTGTTAGCACGATACCCTTTTCAAAGGCAACCGCAGCTAGGGTATCCCTCATAGTTCTGGTCATTAAAAGAATACTAGCTCTTGGCCTCACCGCATTTACGAGCTGTCTCAAAGCCCTAAAAGTCAAGGGTGCACTAGCCCCGCCCATATCAAAGGACTGGAGATTACTAGCCTCAGTGAAAGCATCACCATCTGCAATACTGATAAGTTTATCCAGCCCATCAAACTCTGTGGAAGCCTCAGTGTTACCTGAACCATAAACAAGCGTATCCTCTATAGTCCGAGTCACGCCTTTGGTTAAGCTCTTCAGAATCTCAGTCCGATACATATTGGGGTTTTGATATGTCTGCATTACAAACTCATCAAGTATATCCTGCCGTATCGCCCTCTTCAGCCAGACTTCTTTCTGGGTTAGAGTAACATCAGCCCTCCAGGGTATTTGTTCGTGGATGTCATACCATGCTGCTGAGGGAAGAGTATCCTCCCTGTTATAGATAAGTGACCTGCTATTAAGCTGAACAACAGGGAGCATACCCAGTAGTTGCCCAACTTCATAGACTTCCTGAACAACACCAGCAATCATCTCTGAGATGACTAACTTTCGTAGTTCAGATAGATTTGAAAAATGACCTACAATAGCCAATTTATTTTCCTCCTTTTTCTAGTTTGGATGTAGTTTGTCCCATCCTGCCGTCATCTTAGCTCCGCTAGATTCAGGCGTTTGGTTTCCACCCCCCATAGTTTTACCAGAATCAGGACCAGTTCCTTCTTTAGTCGACAATTCTTTGGCTAGTTCATCTATTTGGTCAGGGTCCGTGATACCAAACTTTATAGCGAGGTTCTTTAATCGACTTGCATCAACCTCTCTATTTGTCGCTATCTCAAACACCTTACCCTCAAACCCTGCCTGCCGGCTTCTGCGGTCGCAGCATCCTTTACAGCTTGCTCTCTAAGAACCAACGCCTCCTCACGAGCCTTAACAGCCCTACCAGCTTCAGATTTGGCAGCGTGAATAGCCGCTTCTTGCTCTTTCTGGGTAATTGTGGGGGTGCCCTCTGGGGATACCTTACTTGCACCGCCAGGGGTTTTGCCTTTTTTAGATGGGGTGACTTTCGCCTGCCCATCTGTGTTAGGCATAGTGCCTGCCTTGCTTTCTGTTACGCCCGGTTGTACTACCATTTTAGTTTAATCCTCCTATTTATTTTTCACCAGCATAAAGATTTACTGGCTATATAGAATTTATTTCCTCTTTGATTCTCTCCCATTGGTTCGGAGCACCAATTTCCTCTACTAACCTTATCAATTCGGCTGCGCCGTGTTGTTCAACGGCAAGCCTTAAAAGCTCCTGCCATGTATCGAATGGGAAAGCACCAGAAGGAGTAGCCTCGCTTTTATAAATTGGGAGTAACTTGTCAATAACTATTTCAGTAAAACCAGCAACCCGACTCTTTATACGTTCCAACTGTGCTTCATCCAGTGGTTGTGATTGACTAGTTAACCAACCAAAAACTTTATGGAACTCATTACCCCAATGTACAAAGTGGGCAAGAACACCAAACCTTGCCCAATCAGACGCACGGATTTCCCAATTCCATTTGATGAGTTCCTCGGTTGTTAAACTATCTTTAACCGCTAGTTGACCGAATTGACCTACCGCCTTATCTATAAACTGAAAGGCTTCTTCGTCTGTAGTAGTTGCCCTGAAATCTACCATCAAACGATCAAGGGTTGCTACCGCTTCACCTTGAGGGGCTTCAGATGGTTCTGATACAACTGTTGTCGCTCCTTTAATTTTGTCATTCTCTAAAATCCCCAACCAAACTTTCGTGTAATACTCAGGGTGACTTATTAAGAAATCGGTTCTGGCTTTACCTAATGGTAATGAGTAGTATTC